CCGGTCCTTAATCACTCAACACCCGGATTTCTGAGGTGTTGAGGACGCTGTATCAAGCCTCGCGTACAGGCTGGAAGTCCGGTTTCCACCGCGCAAGTCTCGGCCAGTGCTCATCGGGGATGGTGAGCGACGGGTCAAAACGGGACTTGCGAGCCACGTAACGTTCATAATAATCATAGAACTGCTGAGGAAAAATCAACTCAGCTACGGGGCCGGAGAGGGGTTGAAGGCGATCGAGGCCCTCCAAATAGGCTTCGACCTCCTGTTGTTTGCAAACACTGATACCGTACATCTTCTCACAGAGAAGTCTCGTGTTGTGCGGAACAGGTTTGAAAGGCAAACAACGCCCAGATTTCAAGTCTGGACTATTTTTATTGAAGTACTCAAGAGATTCTTGGTACTTGGCACGCTCCCATTCCCCCAACGAACGATCATTCTTGATGAAGGATCGGACGTCATAAGAACGTGTCATGCGGAGCCCGTACCAAGCCAAAGCTTGCACGATTGGGCAACCCGCATATTGGTGGGCATAAGACATGGACTTACATCTCAACAATGCCATGTGTTTGCGCAAAGACATTCCCGTGTACGCTGACCGTGCCCATCCAAAACTGGAAAGACAATCAACAGGATCAGTAATGTTTACAAGATCTACAGGATCGAATATCATGCCACAAAAGGACATTTCTTCGAAGTTGTCGGAGACACCACACTTAATGGTGAACCCTAACTCGGCGAACATTTCCTGAGTCGGGCACTTATCCATGAATGAGGTGTTGGAATCATCACCTTCAACTGCTGGCGAGACCACTTCTCCCAATTCAGAGAATAGGAATAGTAGCAAAACTAAATTTACAAAGCCGTTTCCTAAAGAAGTATTCATCTCTCCAGACATACGTCTAGCTATACAAGCGATGGTGAAATACTTGAAGGAACAGAAATTCTCGCCGGCAAGCACCTCTCGACAGTATCTCATGAATTCATCATGCTCAGGCAAATACTGAGTCATGTAATCATATAATACAAATTCAATGTTTTCAAGAATTTCACGAGTGAAGTGCGATTCAAAGGAGGTGAAGTCTCCCCAGAAATATTTGGCTCCAACACGGTACAACATGTCACGAAGATATTCAGGGCGTTTTTCTATCGGAATTTTCTTAATGAAATAAGGAAGTTTAAAAACTTGTTCTTCTATTAACCTAAAAATAGGACCGACAGCGCACTTGAACTTATCTGATCGTGAATTGATAATTCGGGCATGTTTGTACTCAGGATAGGTTTCATCTTTAATAAAAGACTTGACCTTAAAGTCTTTTCTTGGATTGATTCTCTCACCGTCCGCCATCCAATTGTCCAACAACTCCTGTGCACGAAGCAGAGGGTAATTGGTCTTATCCAACCAGGCTTTGACACTGGTATCACAATCGGGCGACAGAGGGGTGAGACGGCTGCGAACGAAATTCTCGGTGAAGCTGCGCAGCCTTGCAAGCTTCACCGGATCGGGTTTGGGCGGCTGGAGGACATATCTCTTTCTCGCTCCGGCCTCCGCGGTCAAGGGATCCGACATGTCAGGATGTGGTTGAGCAACGCCATCGACGTGGCAGCCTAAAGAGACCTGCATCGGTCTTCGGATAGCGTACTCATACTTGACATTGTTGGCCTTGAACTTTACATTGTCGCCCACTGGAAGTACTTCGGGAAGAGGAACTTCCCCGTACCTGTAACCATAGGCGAACAGACCGCGGGGCCCGTCCCGTCAAACGCGAATGGCGTTGACGGGAAACATTCTCTTAGAACGTTTTTGAGAGTCGGTGGCAATAACGGCAGCAACAAAAGCCGAATTCCTAACCATCGCAGAATCAACATTCTCATACTTATGGAGATTCAGAGTATGCATTCGAGAGGCAATACTACGAAAATCTTCGCAATACTCTGAAAAATTACGAGTTGAATCATGTCCTCGCCCTCCCAAAACTTGTGCAACGAGCTCATAGCTAAACTTGCACTCTTGAGGGTTACCCAAGTCTGTAGCCTGTGTGCGGAGAATCGGACCGCAATCGCAGTCGAGATTATATTGATCACACACACATGGAACCAAAGGATTCCAGTCACGGACAAATTGAGGAATGTCCGGGGTATCGGGAACACGTGAGGTGAGTTTGATACCAAGAAGCCTTGCTGCAACGGCTCCTGCAAAGGCTTTGATGCGTGCACGCCAGTCCAATTGTCGAGTACAATCAGCGTAATATACGGCAGTATCAGTGCTGTTAAAATGCATTCCAATTGAATCTGCTTGCTTGATTTCAGCAAGAGAAGACAATTCAGGACGAACGTCTATGTCTGGAATGTTGTTCTCACAAGCCTCAATTCTGAAAGTACGTACAGTAGCCTTATAGCGCATAGGCAATAGGGATCTGATTTTGTGGGCAGCAAATATGGCAGTCGGAACAAACACTGACGCACTAAACAACAATTTCGACAACCAAGGAACGTAATTGACGCTCAACTTGAGTCGCTCTGGCGTGTGTGGTTTCATGGATCTCATTGCGTATCGCATTGGCCAAGACAATGGCACACTGAGGCAATTAATCATCTTATCATACCTCGAATTATGAAACTCTTTCTCAAATGGAATTTGGAAAGGGTGGTCGAAAAGACCAGGAGGCTTTAGATGCATGATCTTCAATATGCGATTTCCGGCCTTGAACAGCAATCCTGAAAATTGAATGAAGTGGTGAACGTAATGGCTTATTGCCCACGTAACTGGAAGCGTCATAGAAGCAGCGACGATACCAGCACCCACACAGAGGAGGTTGTCTTCCCAACGATACATTAGACTGTTGGGTGGTGAGGTTGGCGTGACATCGAGATAATATCTCTTGAGATTTGCCTGATTGTAAGCGGCCTCAACCTCAAACTCATTGTGATCCTCTACTTCAGCAATTGTGGCTGTGGTGGATTGGATCTGAACACGCAATTTGTCAATGTTCTTCTGGACACGCTCTTGAACAGAAGGATCTTCAGCCTCCACCTCTTCCTCAGGTTCTTGCTGATTGAGCAGGGCAAGCCCCCTGGCATTATCCAGTCGAGCCGCTTCCTCCTCCGCATGTTCCAACTTCATCTCCTTGATGGCATCCTTGGCGCCATTGAGCTGAGCATTGAGATCAATGAAGGCCGCATTGATCGCATTGTCTCCAGATTTGGCAAGCCTAGGCTTCGAAATCGCCTTGGGAGACTTGGGCTTGGGCATCTCATCTGAATTCGAATTACTGGAGGGGGTAGATGGTTTGGGCGGATATTTGGGCTTATTAACCAAAGAACGGCATCTAGAACGGGCCTCCTTCTCCAAACGACAATTCAGAATTTCATGCTTTCCCTCACAAAAGGGACAATTCTTCATCGGGTCAGGATGCAGAATTGCTTCATCAACAGCCACTAGGATGGGACAATCGTCATGGTAGCAAAGAATGTGCTCTGTAGAATGACAATAGGCACATCCATTTCTGTTGGAATTTCTTATGTCCATGAAATGAACATAATTTGGGCAATTGTCTGCTTTGGTGGGATGGTGTTCTTCAGAGCCACAATACCTGCAGGATGTTGGAGATTTGCCCGAATGGGGAGTGATGGCGAGATTCTTGAGCCTCTCGACACTTGCTTCTACGCAACGCAACATCTTGCGAAGACCAGCACTAGCAGACAGTTCACGGGCGCAATTGACGACCGTGTGGTCAGGGGCTCCACAAAAAAGACAATGGACTGGCATTATGAGAGGAGGGTTCATCACTCTCATATATGTTGGACAGTCTGCAGGCTCATAAAACGAATGATCTTTGCCGCTACAATAGATACATCCGGCCACATTGGCAGACTTAAGGAGCAATTGCCTATTCTCCTTGGGACATGAGCCTTCTGCTACATAAAGATGGCAATATGATCCACAATATGAGCAGTCTTTCCGGGCCTCCTGCCGCTCGGCCTTCTCAGAATTCAACGGATTTCCACTCTGTTGACAGATTGCAGTGGGAACCGGCGCATTAGCCTCAATAGGTCCTGCGTTTCCCGGCTCAACCTTGCTATCCACGTTTGATCTTATAGTTGTGGCCATCGTAGTTGAGAGAGAGGGTTGTGAACTGAATTTCCACACGCCCAGTCACACGGCGCGCCCCGCTTTAGATAAGGCGGGGAAAAGTTTTGCACCTACCACCCACCCAAAAGTCCGGTACAAACAAGGTTACTCTCCTGAGAGATTGGGTTCGCTTGATGGCCTTGGTGCTACTTCCGCCTACAATAAACAGTTAACCCTAGAACTTACATTGTCTCCGACGCCGGGGTTCCATCCTCCGCCGTTACGGTTAATCGCCACCTCAGTGAGACTGCGACGAGACATTCATTCTAAGCTGACCATTGCAGGTAATGGTTTCACAGAAGGACATTAGGACGTATCGTGTCCTTGCTACGCTCATCTAATGCACGCCGCAAACGCTGCAGGCAATGCCGAAAATAACCGATGAG